CCTCCCTACGTTGACCAGTAACGAGCGCTAAATCCATCGCGAGAGGGAACCATGCAGGCATATGCTCTGCTGCCGCCCGTGTGGCGTTACACGTTTCCAGTTGCAAGCGTTCCCTGGCAACCTTAATCTCTGGTATCCGGGTTGCTTCCACCGGGTTTTTCACAATATGCCCTTCGACAATAGCTTCTCTGAACATGTCAGATAGAACTGATCTCATTGCTCCCGCCATAGTGTTTTTTCCCTCGGTTATCCACGACTCAAGAAACTTGGCAATGTGCCGGGTTGTTACTTCTGCCAGTATTATTTCCCCCATTTTTTCGCGTACGGTCACTAATTGATTACCGCGAATCTTGTAGGTATTAACCGACAGACTCCGGCGCTGTAATAAAACCTCATAGCGATCAATCCATGCGGACACAGTGAATGAGTCCGTTCCTTTTAGCTTTTCAATAAGCGCCACTGGCGTGTGGTTTTGCGCTATGAAGTTGTTTGCCTCTATGGTCTGTGTGATAGCGTCCCTGCGGGCGATCTGACCGAGCGGAAATTCCTTGTCAGTTACCGGGTTACGCCAGAAAAAAGATTTACTGGCCTTACGGTAGGTGAGGTTCCTCGGGAGGTTAGCATCGTACTTTTTTCGACTCACTGATCAACTTCTCCAGCAATGCACTCGGTTAACGCCATCACACTCTGGTACATAAGTTCGATTTTCCGGCCTTCTTCTGCCGTAAGCACGGTTATTCCTGTCCGTGCGCACTCTTCCAGAAAGGTTTTCTCTTCTTCTTTTCCTGCACTGGTACGGCGGTTAAACTCCGGTGCGATGATGAAGCGTTTACTGAATTCCTCTGGTTCCAGTACCCGGCAGTGAAAAGCCGTTCCTGTATCGAGAGATTTTGTTTTCTCCGTGTCCACGGGGGCATTTTTGCGCCAAAGATAAATTGCTGGTGTATCTGCGATATCATCAAGCTGTGATTTACTGACCCCCGGGCCAGCGTGATACGCCTCGTTAGGGATGTCATAGTAAATGCCTGGCTGTATATCATCAGGGACAGTGAAATTTCCGTTTTCTACGGGATCTGCCGCTTCGCCAGCTTCATCACCGCCAGTACCTGATCCACCGTCCGTTGTAATTTCCTGCCCTGTATCGCCAGCCGTTTCCTGCTGGTTGCTCTCTTTCGGCGTTTCTCCATCTCTTTCTGTTCTGGCTTCCGTTTTTTCGGTCTGGTTTGAGGGGGGCGGAAATAGCGCTGATACATCGAAAGTCCCGTCCGCGTTTCTGGTGACAGCCTCCGGCTCTGCTGCTAGTTGTTTTTCCTCCGGCACCACTTCTTCTTTTTCACCCTGATTTGAGGCGCTGTAATTGTTAGGAACCCATTTCGGATCGTTCGGGTCGCTGATGTCTTCGGCATATTCACCGCGCACGGCTGCCAGTTGTTTACCAACATCAACCGGGTTTTTGGGTGGAATGTTTTTACGTGCTTCGTGCAGTTCTGCCCGTATTTTCTGGTAGCCTGCTTCTGTCTGGCTTACAGGTGGCTCATTCTCCAGCGGCTGTGGATCCGGATGATGTTCAGTTGTGTCCTGTTCCACTGCTTCAGGCGTTGCTGGTTCATCTGCCAGTTCGCCTGTCGGTTGCGGTTTTTCTTCATCACACTGAAATCTCCCTGCCTCAATATCCCGCAGACATTTGCCCGCCTGACGAAGCCTTGCTGCATTTTCTTCATGGGTTGTTGGGGTGTTATCAGGCACATATTCGTACCAGTCCGGATCGCGAACGCCATGAACGGCAACAAAGCTTTCGCACCACGTCCGGCGAAGATCAGGATTACTGGGCTGGAGAATTACACCAGATGTGGCGTTGCCCTGAAACTGGATCTGGTGGCGAATCCGGGACAGCTTGAGCTGGAACGTCATGCCGCCCGATCCGCAGCGTGGTTTTTTGTGACTAAAGGGTGTCTGAAATATTCCGGCGACCTGGTACGTGTTACGCAGATCATCAACGGAGGGCAGAACGGCATCGGTGATCAGCGGGAGCGCTTTGAGAAAGCAAAATCGGTGCTGGTATGAATCTGTTATCTGCTCTTCTGAAAAGATACTGGTTGCAGCTGGTGTTTATTTTGCTGATGGCTGGTGCGTTTATCGTCGGTAATGTCTGGAGTGACAGGGGCTGGCAAAAAAAATGGGCAGATCGCGACAGCGCTGAATCCTCTCAGGAAGTCAACGCCCAGACCGCCGCCCGTATTATTGAACAGGGCCGCGTTATTGCCCGTGATGAGGCTGTGAAAGATGCACAAGCGCAAGCCGCTAAATCTGCTGCCACTGCTGCTGGCCTGTCTGCCACTGTTAGCCAGCTGCGTACCGAAGCAAAAAAACTTGCCACCCGCCTGGACGCCGCAAAGCACACCGCAAATCTTGCCGCTGCCGTCAGAAGCAAAACAACCAACGCCGACGCCAGAATGCTTGCCAACATGCTCGGAGATATTGCAGAAGAAGCTAAACATTATGCTGGAATCGCTGACGAGCGCTACCGGGCAGGAATGACGTGTGAACGAGTATATGATTCGGTGAGAGAGTCAAATAATTACAGGAGGCATTGAAACTCCCCCTGTAATATTGCTGTAAAAAAGTGACTACATATCATCAGATGGAACCAGATGAATAAGAACAGGTTTTTCACCAGATGAAACTGATAAGTACTCACTCAGTTTTGATATAGCTGAAATCTGTCTGAATAACCTGTCGGGGTGCTGGAATAACAACTTTCCGGAAATTCTTCTGCAATGGATTTTACTTTTAGTGACCATTCGCCTCTTTATCTGTAGAGGTGGGTAACGAATTTAAAAAGCATTCTGCTTACTTAGGGGGAACATCCTGATGACTGCCTGCAATATTGCAAATTCCATTTTCATTGTATGAACCACCTGAATCAAGGCACTCATCTTCCATCAGGAATTTCTGCGACCACATACCTGCATAAAAAACGATAATAATGGCTACGATAATAGTGATGATGTTTTTCATTTATGTTCTCTGTGTGTTGTTATTGAAAATGATAATCAATATCGCAAAATGAAATAAATAATCATTAAGTGGTAGTTGTTGATAATTGTTCGCATTTTAAAAAGGTACTCCCGGCGGGGCGGTCTGCCACGGGGCGGCAGCGGCGCGGGATTTGGCGCATTTTTGATTTTTCATGCATCATCATGTTGTAACTCTCTGTTTTAATGTCATTTTTTAAAAGGTGATGGTTTGTATGTTTTTTGTTCATCATATTTTGTTTTTCCGGGGGAGGGCGCGCTAAGAAACAGCCCCAGAGGTAAAAATGGACGGCGAACTGAAGAACCTCAAATGCAATATCAGTCAGCTTGCCGCTATTACAGGGTTACATCGACAGACGGTTGTCAGTCGTCTCTCGGGCGTTCCCCTGGCACCGGGAAGCAATGAAAAAAATAAGCTGTATCTCCTGACGGATGTGATCCGCGTACTGATGGAAACGCCAGTTTCCCAGCCTGCTGAACATCAGGACCCGAATAAAATGACTGCAAAAGAGCGTAAGGGCTGGTTTGACTCCGAAAAGGGGCGTCTCTGGCTGGAAAAAGAGATGAAGCAGGTCGTCCCGTTGCCGGAAGTCCGTCAACAAATGGCGGCGATAGTCAAGGCCATTACGCAGGTACTTGAAGTCTGGCCGGATAAACTGGAAAAGGATAAGGGATGGTCTGCGGATCAGCTAAACGAGGCCCAGGATGTGATGGATGAGGTCAGAATACTGTTAGTTAAGGCAATACAGGAGACCGCAGACGATGACGGGGAATAAATATGGCTCTGCAGCGGCAGTACGCCGGGAGGTTGCTGAATATCTCAGGCCTCCACGCAGAATGCCGGTAGCGGAAGGAATAAAACAATTTATGTTTGTTCCCCGCGGTGCCAATACGGCGGTTCCTTGGGATGACACGTTAGCGTCTCAGTCCTTCCCGAAATGACAACAACGTCCACGATAAAATGTTTCGTGATGGTTCATTCCTGAAAATTGGCTGGCCGTCCATAATCGTTTTTTCTTCGTCGGATTACAAGCGGGTGGCGCTGACCGACTATGACCGTTTCCCTGAAGATATCGATGGCGAGGGAGATGGTTTTTCCCTGGCATCCAAACGTACCACCACCTTTATGTCTGCGGGGATGACACTGGCAGAGAGTTCGCCTGGTCGGGAAATCACCGATGTGAAATGGCGGCGTTCTTCGCCGCACGAAGCCCCGCCCACGACAGGCATTCTTTCTCTTTATAACCGGGGCGATCGCCGTCGGTGGTACTGGCCCTGTCCACACTGCGGCGACTGGTTCCAGCCCGCGATGGAAAACATGGTGGGGTATGGGTGAGGTACAGACCAAAGCCTCGCTGGACAGTCCGGCACTGACCGGCACGCCAACGGCACCAACGCCGGAAACCACAGCTGCAGGTATTGAAATTGCCACGGCAGCGTTTGTGGCTGCGAAAGTGGCGCAGTTGGTTGGTTCTGCGCCGGAAGCGCTGGACACCCTGCAGGAACTGGCTGACGCGTTGGGAAACGATCCGAACTTTGCCACCACGGTACTGAATAAACTGGCGGGCAAGCAGCCGCTGGACGAAACCCTGACGGCGCTGTCAGGAAAAAGCGCTGATGGTCTTATCGAATATGTTGGTTTACGGGAAACGATAAATCACGCCGCCGATGCGTTACAAAAATCACAGAATGGTGGCGATATTCCGGAAAAGCCGCTGTTTGTACAAAATATCGGAGCGCTCCCTGCATCAGGTACGGCTGTTGCAGCGAACAGACTGGCATCACGCGGCGCGCTTCCGGCACTGACTGGTACGACAAGAGGCAGTGATAGCGGCCTGATAATGGGCGAGGTTTACAATAACGGTTATCCAACGCAATACGGGAATATTTTGTGTCTGACCGGAATCGGTGATGGAGAAATATTAATCGGATGGCGTGGGGTTAATGGTGCTCCTGCGTCTGCATATATTCGCAGCCATCGAGATACCGCCGACGCTGAGTGGTCAGAATGGGCGATGTTCTACACCTCACTAAATCCGCCACCGGATTCGTATCCAGTAGGTGTGGCGATAGCATGGACGTCTGATGCTACTCCGGCAGGTTACGCTCTGATGCAGGGGCAATTGTTTGATAAATCTGCTTACCCGTTACTGGCTATAGCGTATCCGTCCGGCATTATCCCTGACATGCGAGGCTGGACAATCAAAGGTAAACCCACCAGTGGGCGAGCTGTACTTTCTCAGGAGATGGACGGCAACAAATCGCACTCGCACACCGCGCGGGCGCAGGATACCGACTTAGGGACAAAAACTACCTCATCCTTTGATTGTGGCACGAAATCGACCAATACAATGGGCAACCATACTCACCAGTTCGGAGGCTATATCAACTCATACCGGGGGGATTCAAATCACACTTCATTTCAGCCTGGAGGTGGTGCGTGGACACAGGCCGCTGGCGACCATGCGCATACAGTTTATATCGGAGGACACGAGCACACCATGTATATCGGTCCACACGGACACGTCGTTATTGTGGACGCAGACGGTAATGCGGAAACCACAGTTAAAAACATTGCATTTAACTATAATGGGGGCCGGATGTGGTCAGGTCCCCCCGGACAGCGTCGCCCGGCAAATGAAGCTGGCGTGGGAAAGTTTCAGTAATCCACCCAAAGTAATCAACTGGCAATACGCCAGCGCCCGCCAGAATGCTGTATTCAGCACAACGGCATACTGTCCGTCAAAGACGCTTTGTCCGAACGCCAGAACGGAATATATCGGTTTTGGTGATTATAGAACGTATTGCAAAAAATCAGGTAACACCTGCATCAGTCCCCGTCATCAGGTTGATGATATTTATATTGGTTCGCATAACCATGCTGTTTCCCTTAGCCCCAATTTTCATGGTAAGCACCTGAAACCAGAGTATTTATCCGGAGTAAAAAATGACGTTTAAAATGAGCGATACCCCGCAGACAATTAAAATTTTTAATCTTCGTTCAGATACAAACGAATTTATTGGTGCAGGTGATGCATATATCCCGCCGCACACGGGATTATCGGCAAATTGTACTGATATAGCCCCTCCTGATATTCCCTCCAGTTATATTGCGGTATTTGACTCTGAAATCCAAACGTGGAGTCTGCATGAAGACCACCGCGGTGAGACAGTTTACGACACAACAACCGGCAATCAGGTTTATATCTCCGATCTTGGTCCGCTACCTGAAAACGTCACATCAGTTTCACCAGGTGGTGGATACAAAAAATGGGATAGTAAGGCTCAGGTCTGGGTGAATGATGAAGCTGCGGAGGCCGCAGCCAGACTTCGTGAAGCTGAAGGAACGAAAAACAGACGCCTGCAAATAGCGTCTGAAAAAATCGCGCCGTTACAGGATGCAGTGGATCTGGACGGAGCAACCGATAAAGAAAAAGCTTCTCTTCTGGCATGGAGAAAGTACCGGGTACAGGTAAACCGTGTTGATACTTTAAAGCCTGTCTGGCCGGAGAAACCAGCCAGTAGTTTATAATTTGTCAGGAAAACTCAGGCCTTATTTATAGCAAATATGAAGAAGGCCTGTCTGTCATAACTGATATGGTTACTGGCTAGTATATTAAATTTATACTCAATAACCTCTACACATTTTAAACCAATCTTCAGGGAAGGGTATGTCAGTAGGCCAAAGATTACACCACTTTTTAGGCATTGGCTTAATTGTTTCTTCTTTTTTATGATCTTGAGAGTCTGCCGCTATTGTAAGAGCAGGATATAGTGAAGATGGTAATATTAAAACCATTGCTAAAAATACGCTCTTAACGTGTTTCATAATATGTTACCTGTTAAATTGTGGCACACTATCCTTACGGTTACAGCATCCTTTACTATAGATATTAAACGTTATTCATCACGCCAAC